GTTGATAACGATACTGATGATTCAGTGATGCAAATCAAATCAGTATTGGAAAAATTTGAATTTCCGATACGAAATGTTGAATTACATTCGTTGAAACATGATGATCCGCTTAAGACTCATGCGTGGTCGACAAACACAGCGGTTGGCTATGCACGAACTCCGTGGGTTTTGTTTTGCCGTGCCGACTATTTGTTAGATTCAAATCTTCTCGCGAAATTCTTGCAAGTTCGTGAAGCACATCATAATTCCTGGAATGGATTTATCACTGCAGATGGACGTCATCTTCATGTAAACATGAGTCAGTGCGAAGAAACAAGATGGCGTATTGATGGAGCTGGCATATTGCAGAATATGCCGGGGATGACGTACGATTATACAGCCATCGATACAGGTGTCTGGCTTGCACGCAAAGATGCGTTCGATGCAGTTCATGGTCTAGATGAAAAACTATCCGCATGGGGTCATTCACAAACGCATTTCCAATACAAGTTGTACAAGGACGGTGTCGACTTTGTGCGAATTCCGGAGGTGCTCTTTTATCATCCGCAGCACTCTGCAACACGGGACATTGAGTTGGCACATTCGCAATTGAATCAACTCGGTGTAGACATCCGTGAATTGTGGGCACGTTACGAGGGCAGCAAACCTTACTGAGGACTGGGTAATGTCCAAACGATTAACAATGGCTTCATCGGGATATCAAATGAGCGATCATACGCTCTGTGAAGCCATTACGACTTCTGGATTGCCGATTCGAAAAATCCGTCCGCGCAAGATTCACTGCATTTTGCCGAGCTCGCCATGGCTTGCTGATTCTAAGACAAACATTCCGCTTGGCGTGTTATACATCGCTGGTTTGCTTCGCGAAGATGGGCATGACGTTATCGTCACTTCGATGTTGGATAAACGCTATGAAGGCAACATCCACCTCCCCGAAGACGTCATGGATTCCGACGTTCATATGTTTGGTTTCTGTACACCACAATTCGGTGAGGCTCTGGAACTCGCTGCTTACATCAAAGATCGTTGCCCGGAAGCGTTGCTTGTTGCCGGCGGTCCGCATCCTTCGTATGAACCAAAAGAAGTCAAAGAAGCAGGGCGACAAGAAAACTATCACTATCAAGGAGTTCTTCGCCAGCGCCGTGATTATCGAGCTCTGGACGGACGGGAATTATTTGATGCTGTAGTGGTGATGGAAGGTGAAGTTGCAGTCCGTCAGTTGCTCACAGATTGGGATGCTGGAAAGTTGCAGCCTTTCTACTACGGAGATAAATCTGACGTTCTGGACTTGGATGCTATTCCGTTCCCCGCATGGGATCTTTTGCCCCAAGATCACATTTACAACGACGGTGTCGCTGTCATGAAGAAGCGATACTTTCCGAACTCGGAATACCCTGATTCATCGAGCGCAGTCATGTCGCTCATCGGGACACGTGGTTGTCCGTACAAGTGCACATATTGTTCCACGCCGTGGATCGGTCAGAAACCTCGATATCGCTCGCCGCATAACATCATTGCGGAAATGGCACAAGTGATGGATAAAGGCGTGCGGATGTTCAAATTCCAAGATGATACCTACACGCTTCATCGCACTAAGCTTCGTGAGCTTGCTTCTGCTGTTCATGCTGCTTTTGGTTCGGGGAGTTTCGCTGCCCGCATCCATACTCGTGTCAATACTATGGATGACCATGTTGCGGAATCTCTCAAGTTAATGAACACTCGAGTCACGTGTTTTGGTATTGAATCAGGGAGTCAAAAAATCCTCGATGCAAATTGGAAGGGTACGACGGTCGCGCAGAACACTGCGGCATTGGTTAACGCGAAGAAACACGGTTTCTATACGATCGCGTTCTTGGTTGCTGGTCTTGCCGGTGAAACGATGGAGACCGCAAAAGAGACCATAGCGTGGTTGAAATCTGTCAAACCATATTTGGATTCTTGCAATCTTGCAGTAGGAATTCCGTATCCAGGTTCACGATGGTGGACACACCCACAAGAAAGCGGATTGGAAATCCTAGATTACAATTACGATAATCAATGGATTGTTGGGTTCTCAGCACGCGACGAAATTCTTGTCCGCCCGCATGGGACGACAATCAAGGAAATGTTTACCATCAAACGAATGATGTTTGATTTCCTCGTTGATAATGGGTGGGCAAAAGCGGAATGGGACGAAGATGTGCGTATTCGGAAACAACAGGATGAAGCCGTTCACAAAGGAACGCTGACGGCCGCAAGCACTGTTTCATACGCGGGGCACTGATATGGAACTCAATGGATTACTTCGTGGTTGCTCCAAATGCAGCGATGAATTCTACGATAACGTTGCGCTCATCGCTGACGACAATGGAAATCTGACAAAAGACCAGGAAGCGGCAGTGCTGCAGCACTTGATGAACAAACATGCCATTCACCAAGGTGTCCGTCCTTATCCCAACGCGAAACCGCGTTCATCGGTTGCGTAAGGTGTTTGAATCGTTTGAACAGACTGTCCATCAGGAGGACGCGGAGCTAGTGTTTCGCGTTGATGATGACGATGTGGCAAGCCAGCAATTTTTGCATGATCAACATGTTGTTGTCGGACCGCGTTACAATGGTTACGACAGTATGCCAACGTTCTTCAACGAAATGCATTGCGTGGCGACTGGCGACGTTTTGATGTGTGGCAACGACGACATGATCTTTCGAACACCTGATTGGTCCACGCGGATATTGGAAATCGCGAACCAGTATCCGGATGGTCTATTCGACATCGGTGTGTCGACCCTGAATCAGGATCACTTTCCGTTCGCCACCGTGTCGCGTCGTGTTACTAATGCGCTTGGCTTTCTATGGGATCCGAGAATCTTCTGGGGTGATATTTTCTTACGTGATGTGATGCAAGTCTTTGATCGGTGCATCATGGTTCCCGATGTGCAGATTGAACACGATTGGTCCGGTTACTCTCCTGATCAGGTGTTTGTAGAAGCTGATAAGGACATTGTGGGAAGACGTCCGAATTATTGGGCTGAGATTCATGCAGCTGCAGTGAGGGACGCTGTTAACACATTGAAGGAGAAACTATGATTAGCGTGTGCGTGCCTGTGCTGAAACGATATGATCTTTTGCGGAAGATGATCTTGTCGCTGAATGAAAGCACGGTTCCGCTAACGATGGAAATCATCGATAATGGGCAGGACAATGCACGATTGACGAAAGCAATCGCGGAAGCAACATTTCCGGTCAATGTGTTTTCGCCTTCTGAACCGATGGGTCTTGCTGAGGCCTGGAATTGGTTCATCACGAATATCCGCGAAGAGCGATTCATTACGAATGACGATATTACATTCGCACCGGACTCATTGGAAAAGATGGTTGCGGCCACTGCAAGTTTTGTAAGCTGCGGATTCGGATTTTCGTGCTTCCTGATTCGCGATGCATGCGTCGAGAAGGTCGGCGTTTTCGATGAAACGATTTCTCCTGGCTATGCGTATTTCGAAGATATGGATTATCTTCGTCGAATGCGATTAGCTGATGTTTGTGATGCTGTAGTCCAGTGTGGAGTGCAGCATAAGCAGAGTGCAACTCCGGAATATTTCACCGATGCTGAATGGACTGCGCATCATCAGAAATTTCAACGCGCAGCTTCAAATTATCGGACGAAATGGGAATCTGATCCGAGTTGGGAACAGCTTCGTGGCATTGGAGGCGCTGGTGTCAACAGTTAGCTTCCTCGTTCCAACAATCGGTCGGCCAACTTTGGCTAGAACGTTGGCGTCGATTGAATTGCAAGCTGGTGACGAAATCGTGTTAGTCGGTGATGAATCGCTGGAAGCAAATTTACAACAGTTTCTTGGGCCGCAGGTTCGTTTCCTTGCGTGTCCTCCTGGAAAAGATTGGGGTGCGGCAGAACGAAATTTTGCACAGCCAAAGGCGAGTAGTCAATACATTGCACATATCGATGACGATGATTACTATGCACCTGGCACACGGCAACTCATGGCCGATGCCATGCTTCAAACTCCTGACCGACCGGTTCTGTTCAGGATGCAATATCCGAATGGTCTTGTCTTGTGGCAGGGTGCAATTTTGCGCTGCGGGAATGTCGGCACTCCGATGATGCTCATCCCAAACGATCCTCAGATGTTTGGAACGTGGGGTTCCTTCGTTGGTGGGGATTGTCACTTTCTTGAGACGATGAAATGGACGGCCGATCAAATCGTTTGGCGTCCAGAGGTCATCGCGCTGTTGGGACACAACGTATGAAGAAGAAGTTGCTGTGGATTGGAGATGCCGGATGTCCGAGTGGTTTCGCTCTGGCGACTCATAAAACGCTGGAGACACTGCACAAGATTTACGACGTGACTGTTTTGGGCATTAATTATCGTGGTGATCCGCACGAGTATCCGTATCCAATTTTTGCAGCAGCTCCTGGTGGCGATTTCTTTGGCGTTGGTCGATTGCCATGGATGTGTGCACACGTTGAACCTGACGTCATTGTTATTCAGCAGGACGGATGGAATATTCCGTTCTACATCGATGAGTTGCAGAAGTTACCGAAGTTCCAAAAGGTTCCGGTGATCGTATCGCTGGCTGTTGACGGGAAGAATTTTCAAGGGCCGTGGCTTGAAGGTATTTCGCTTGCTATCTTCTGGACAAAATTCGCGATGGATGAAGCGCGAAATGGATCATATCGCGGACCTGCGACGGTCATTCCTTTGGGTGTTGATCTGGACACATATTGGCCGATGGATCGACTGGAATGTCGGAGCCGTCGGCTACCAAAAGATTTGGATGACGCATTCATTGTTGGAAATGTGAACCGCAATCAGCCACGGAAACGTTGGGATTTAACTATTCAATATTTTGCTGAATGGATCAAGTCCAAGAAGATCAGCGATGCATTCTTGTATTTGCATGCGGCGCCAACCGGAGAAGCTGGCGTTGACGTGAAGCAGCTTGCTCGTTACTATGGCGTGCTTGCTAAACTGGCATTCATGGAACCACCTGTTTGGTATGGCGTTTCGGAACAGCACATGCGCGACACATACAATTGTTTCGATGTGCAAATTTCGACGACTCAGGGCGAGGGTTTCGGACTGACCACTTTTGAAGGAATGGCGTGCGGTGTTCCACAGATCGTACCGAACTGGGCGGCACTCGGTGAATTGACTGCCGATGCTGCAATACAAATTCCGTGTTCCAACATTGCAATCGGCATGCCATATGTGAATGTGATTGGCGGCGTGCCGGATAAGGACGCATTCATTACAGCACTCGATACTCTGTACAACGATAAAGAGAAACGAGCTGAATTGTCTAAAGCTGGTTTGGAGTTAGTCAAGCAAGATCGTTTTCGCTGGGCGAGCATTGGAAAAGATTTTGCTGAAGCCATTCAATACGTGCTGGCACAACAAGAAGCAGCGACCGTATGATTAAGTGGCGCGGTCTTGAGGCAATGCGTTCAACTGTGCGAAAAATCGCACGAGAAGCTCCACAGCGAGTCAAGGCTGCATTGTATCAAGAAGCGCAAGAAATCATGACGGAATCGAAACGTCGCTGTCCGGTCGCTATGGATGGCGGAACGTTGCGTGCGAGCGGTATGGTTTCGAAACCAGTTCAAGAGGGCGACAATTTCACTGTGACGATGTCCTACGGCGGCGCAGCCAGTGAATATGCAATTGCAGTTCACGAACATCTTTCTGATCATTCGCCACCGTCGTGGATTACCGCGATGGAAAATGGACATCCGATTTCGTGGACGACTCCTGGAACTGGACCTAAGTATTTGGAAGGACCGATTAACGAGGCTCAGCACGATATGCTTCGGCGATTGGCTGTGCGTTTGAATTTTGACGAAAAATAATGTTTCTTGACGAGATTGCAGCCAAATTAGTTTCGGACGGGGTCGGAGTTCTTGGAACATCCATTTTCAAGAGTTCCGCGGCGATCATTCCGACTGGAAATGGTCCTTACCTGACCGTCTCAGAAACTGGTGGAATGGCACCTTCACGAAAACAGAATCAAACGACGGCGGCGACTCAACGACCAACTGCTCAAATTCTTGTGCGTGCTGCGACTTATGCATCAGCGCGTGCGATGAGCAAAGCAGCGTACAATTCATTGGATGGAGTTACCAACACTGTGCTGAGCGGCGTGTTCTATCTCAGCATTCGAGCACGACAGGAACCTACTGACATGGGTGCAGATGGTTCTGGACGGTTTCAGCTCGTGTTTAACATAGAAGCCGAGAAAGCTCCGTCGTAATGATTTTCAACAGGAGAAACAACAGATGACACTAGCGATCAGTGGTCACGGAACAAAAGTTGCGCGAGCTCTCGCGGCGACGCCGACGGTTTTCACGGACATCGCTGAACTCGGTGACGTGAATTTCCCGCCAATGTCACGTGCGGAATTCGACGCAACGACGCAGAATCGAAACATCGATGCACGCGTGCTGGGCGTGCTACGTCGTGGCGATTGTACGATTCCGCTCAATTTCTTGCCGAATGACGGAACGCACGACCACCTGACCGGCTTGCTTGCGGCGCTCATCACGGAGCCACCGCCGGTAGACGGTTACAAGTTCACGTTCCCTGCGGCCGGTGGCGCGTCCGTATGGGTCATGAGCGGTCAGGTCAAGGCAGTTTCGCCGAAGGCGCCTGTCGATGGAAAACTGTCGGCAGACGTGACTCTCGTTTTCAGTGGGCTGTTCACGATCAACGGTGTCGTGTACGGCGGATAAGCTGCCCCACGCAGCGTCAGTAGTCCACTTTCTGCCCGATCTTTGCGAGGGACACTGACGTAGAAGAAAGATCGGGCGCTAAATGCGTG